GCCTCCGATGGCCTCAGCCAGTGCGAAGAAGTTCTTCGCTCCGATCGCGTCGGCAATCTTGCGGTACAGTCCCTCCGGAATCATCTCAGCGGTCAGGCCGCTCGACAGCTCGTTCATGCCCTGCGCCCCCTTTCAGGTTAAGTCTTCATTTTGGCGAGGAGCTCCAGAAGCTCTCCCACGGTGACGGTCTCGCTGCTCCGGGCCTTCCAGAGATCCGGGTCGGTGATGACCCCCCACTTTACCAGCGTATTGATTGCGTCGCTCTGCGCGTCCAGACCGTTGAGCCCCGCGTTGGAAATGATGGCGGGATAGTCCCGGAAGCTGTAGTCCATGTCGACGCTTCCTGATATCCCATCTACTTTGCCGCTGCTGCTGTACTGCCAGATGCCTGCGTCGATCCGGCTGCAGGAACTCTTGTAAGAGGCGAACCAGAGATCAAAGTGGGACAGGGCCGTCATGTCCAGCATATTCGCCAGATAGTCGGCGTTTGCGTAGTTGGCGGCGTAGTACCCGGCTTTCTCAATCTCGGCACAGAAGGCCGCTGCCATCTGCGAGGCGATGACCTTCGTGATAATTACGCCCTTGTTTTTGGCATAGCGGACCGTGTCATACTCCAGATCGAAAATGATCGGGTACTCCAGCCGGTAGGGCTTGACCGCCTCCAGGCAGTAGCGGGCCTCCTGTGCTGCGTCCTCGGCGGTGAGCGCGTAGGAGAACCAGTATACGCCGAAGGGAATGCCCAGCCGGTTGCATTCTGCGGCGCTGCGGGCGAACTGCTTGTCGATGTTGTTTTTGCCGTAGCCTGCGCGGGCGATGACGAACTCTATGCCCGCAGCCTTGACCTTCTCAAAGTCCGGCGCACCCTGCCATGTAGAAATGTCGATGCCATTAATCTGCGTTCTCACCGATAAGGCCCCCTCTCTCAAGCTCTGCCCGCGCCTCGGCGATTGCCGGGCCGTTCTGGAACTGGATGTTCATAACGTCCTGATAAGCGACGCCCTCGGCATTTACGATCTCCTCCGCTGTCCTGCCATATGCCAGAGCCTTGATGATCTCGAACTTTTGCTCATTGCTCATGATGTAAACCTCCTAGAGCTTTAAAATGGGAAGAACCACGTTATCGAGATACTCCCCGAGTGTGTACTGTCTGTGGCCTTCCGCCTCAAGTGCCCGCATGAACTTGTCCGTCTCGACTGCGATCTTGAGCAGCTTGCAGACGCCAACCTCTTCCACTGTGACTTCGTGCATATCGGGACCGATCATGCATCCGATTGCCTTCCGGAGATAAAAGTCGGCCCGTATGACATCCATCTCGGCAAATTCTGCCCAGACTTGTGCGGCGAACTTCTTGCGGTTCAGCCTTTGCTTATCAGCTGGAAGGATGCCCTTCTGCTGCATCTCTTTCTTGAACTGAGCATTCTCGGCTTTCTCGCGCTGGGTGAGCCTCTTCTTCTTCGTTGCCATCGCTGGCCTCCTTTGCTGCCCAACCATCCGGGCCCATAAGGGAACGCCCACAGCGTTCCAGGTAGACATTAGCGGCACGGATTACCTGCTCAAATGCGGCGTCGCAGGTCAGCTCCTGAAGCACTTGATCCGGAGGGATGCCACCCGGCATCCGTTCGATAAACGCCAGATTGCGAGGCGAGAGCTCTGTGAGCCGCTTTTGTATTTCCCTGGGTAGCTCCTTGTAGTAGCGGAGCAGATCGGGGGCCCAGCACTTACCACCCCGCCGGATGTCGTGCTGCATGGCCTTGATCCCCAGCAAGGCGTTCACGATATCGGCGTCGCTGTGAGCAGCGGGCGGATCGTTCATTGTCTGCCCTCTCCCACTTCTTGCGGACCGCGCCACTTCTGTATAACTCTATAAGCGTATTTTCCGGAGCCTAGATCAAGGTACGTCTCAACATCGTTGATGCATTTCACCGCCACCTGTTCCTTGCGCCTGCTTTCCTCTAGCCGCTCCAGCAAGATGCGGCACTGACTGTTCTGGAAGTCGTTAAGCTGTTCAATGGTTTTAGCCGCCGCCCGCAGCATCTCAGGATTTACAATAACCCCGCAGGCTTTCCCGGTTAACGTCAAGTTGCCATCGGCGCTTGCGCGTAGCATGGAGGCCATCTCCTCAGCTTCTTCCATGGTTGTCCTCCTGCCGCGCGGCCATGGCCTTGAGCGCCTCCACGATCTTGGAGCACTGTGCCATGTCCAGCCATTCAATCCGCTCGACTCCGCACATCCGTTTGGCAAAAGCGTTGATCCGCTGGTTATCGTTGTTCCAGCCCAATGTATCGCACAGAGCGTAAATCTTTCGCCGGAGCTGCACGGTGCGGGGGTCGCCTCCCTCATCCGTGCGCTTGGTATGGACATCCAGGCTGATGCCGTCCTTCATGTTCTGCAGGATGCGGGCCAGAGTGTTAATCTCGCCCTGGGTGAGCTTCTTCATGCTCTCCTTACCCGTCTCCCGATAGACAATTGCGTGAAGGTCCTCCTCCGAGAGCTGCAGCTCCGGAGACTTGGCAATCGCCCAGAGGGTGCGGATGGAGGCGGGCTTGCGTCCGCCTCTCATTGCTGCTGTCGCCATTCCGGGCCTCCTTTACTGCAGGCCGGAGTTGGTACGCTCCAGCTTATCCAGATAGACGTCATAACCGAAAACGTCCTTCTGCTTCCATGTGGCCCCCACCGCGTTGACCGTGTCCTCGCCGTACTTTTTCAGGCTCTCCTTGCTGACATCCTCCTTGACGATGATGCAGTCGTTCATGTTCCGCGCCTTGAGCCTGCGGATAATCTCGGCAATCTTCTCCTTTGCCTTCGGGATGGATACGGAGGTGGAAAGCCGGTACCCGACATTCCCGAAGTTAAGGTCCCGGGTCTTTGTCTTTCCGAGCTCGGTACGGTGGTCCTCAACGAACTCCTTCAGATCCCGCTCCAGCTTGGAAATCCGGTCAACGAAGGGCTTGCTCTCCTGTTCCGTGATCTTCTTAATGCCGATGATCTGCCGCTGCATCTCGCTTTCGATGTCCTGAAGAGCGATCCGCTTCTCCGCGATCTCCCGCAGGGCGGCGTCAACGTCCTCCCAGGACCTGAGCGCCGGTGTTTCTACGATACGTGTTCTTGCCATAGTGAAACTCCTTCCTCAATCTGCTCATATTGTCCGCTGCATTGAGGGCAGCGGGTGCGTCGATGTATGTGGTGCCGCTTTTGCCTGGGCCCGGCCCTGACCCTGTGAGCAGTCTCGCCGGATACGTAGAGGAGGTTCTCTTTCGTCACCAGCGCGTATATACCCAGAGGCAGCGTGAGGAGGACGGCGGTTGCATCCTGGTCCTCTACCGTCTGGCCAGTGGACGCCAAAAGCAGCATGGCGGCAGAGATTGCGATCAGCGCCAGCCCCATAAGCCGCTGTTTTATCATTTTCGTTGTCCCTCCGTTCTCAGAGCATCATCATACTGGACGCCTGAACGATGATCTTCTGAGTGATCGTGGTCTCGCCGTTGTCGGCGAGAATGCGGCGGATGTTGGAAAGCGTCCGGTCCAGGAGGCGGAAGCAGCCGGTCTGCATATTGCAGGCGCGGGCCTTCATCTCCACAAGCGCATCCTGCGTGATGTCGAAGTCGTTCAGGTACTTCTCCACCTCGGAAGGGGTCAGGCCGTGCAGGACGGCGTAGAAGTCCACACGGTTTGCCATGCGGGCGAGGTACGTCTTGATCTGTGCCTCCAGCTTCGGCTCACCGGCAATCACAAGGCCGACGTCGCTCTGGTCGAAGATCGCCCGGAGGATCTCCATTTTCTTCTGGGTAAACTTGCTGATGAGCTTGTCCGCCTCGTCGATGATGAGCAGATATCCCTTGTTGGTGCTGAAGAAATCACGGATACCGTTCACCCTGCGCCAGATCGTCCCGTATCCGGTCGGCAGACCGAGGGCCCGCTCTATCGCCTCCACAAGATCGCGGCTGCTCATGGTGTCGTCGCATTCGATGTAGGCCACGCGGGGCAACTTGGCGTATTCCTTCAGGGTGTGGGTCTTGCCGTAGCCGGAACGCCCGACCACGATCCCCAGCCCGATGTACTCCTGGCAGCTCTGGCACACGCCCAGAACCGCCTTCGCGTCCCGGCTCTCAAAGAAACGCGGCTTTTGCCCGATCTTTGGGTCCGTCCCCTGAATCGGCACTTCCAACGACTCGCCCGTCTGCTCTGAGAGATAGGCGGTAAGCTTACTCTCAAGGTCCGTGGGATCGGCGTCGTACTTCCCGGACAGGTACCGGGATACGGTGGTGCGGCTGTAGTTGACATCTTTGGCCAGGGAAGCAATGCTCTTGCCCGATGATGCAAGATGCCCGTTGACCCGCTGAGCGAGACTCTGGGGCTCGGTATAGGTATTGATCCGCGCTGCTGCTGTGACTTCCATAATGTTACCTCCTATTCATTCATGGCCCTCAGACGGGCGAGGGCATCCCCGGCCTTGGAGGCGAGAAACTCATCCCCGGCTCCGGCCTTTTTCTTACTGCTTCCTGCTGCCATCTCCGCGCGGAACTCCTTGTCCGTGGGGAGAGCAATAACTTTCTGCCCGTGATCTGCTTTAATCGTGAGATCAATTTTTCCGACCGCATCGGAAGGACGGCCTTCTTCCACCCGCTGCTCGTATGGGGTTCCATACTCTTCAAGCAGCTCCCTGGTCTGGCGCAGCTGCCGCTTCTGGTCGCGCATATTCTTTTCCAACGCCGCCTGGGAGCAGTGCGGGCCGAAGGCCAGCAGCTCGGCGGAGACGGCCTCGCAGATTTTTTGCCCGTCCTCATCAAAGACATAGAGCTTGGTGACATCGTCGATATCCCACTTGACGCCGACCGTCTTGCCGATATAGAAGCCCAGCTCGCTGTCAGTGTAGAGGGTGCCGAATTTTGTGATTCCCTGATTCCCCACGCGGGCCTTGTCCGCCTTCATGAGCAGCATCGCCGCATACTCGCGGGGAGGCGCAGCCTTCTCGTAGCGGGGACCGTTGGCAAACATATCGGCGGGTGTGACCCACTTTTCCCCAGCGTCCTTCAAACCCCGATGTTCGCGGGCGTGATACTTGGTGTTTTTCCATTCCGTCCAGACGTCGAAGAACTCATCCATCGTTAGCAGCTCTCCGCGCTCCAGCATCGCGTCAACGTCCTTCTGGCGTTTTGCGTAGGTCTTAGAGCCGGTCAGGGTGCCCACATAGGAATCAAACCACCGGGAGAATTTCAGGCAAACCGTATTGAAAAAGCGTTCAATCGGCTTGTCCCACGGCTGGTATGGAAGGGAGCGCCCGACCTCCTGGATGCCGATGCTCTGATAGAAGCCGACCGTCTCTGCGTCGAACCCGAAGTCGATGCTCCGCTGCTTCCGGCTCTGGCCGGTCATGCTCCGCGCGGTGTAGTCCTTGCCGTTGTCGACGTGGAGGATCTTCGGAACGCCGCCCGGCGTGGAGTAGATCATCTTGACGAGGCTTTCCTTCAGGGTCTGGGAGTTGGCGTCAACGCACAGGACGTCGCCAATGATCGCGCGGCTCTTCATGTCGATCCAGGCGACCAGCTTCGGGCGGACGGCCTTGATCTTTCCGTTCGGCGCGGTCCATTGAACCCAGAGGTCGAAGGTGTGCTCGTCGCCGATGACGTATTCCATAACCTCAAGGCTTGTCGCGTCCCGCTTACCCTTGAGCATCTTCTTGTTCTTCCACTCGCGGGTACCGTTGGCTGCGAGGTATCTTGCGCTCTCGGCACCCTTGCGGCTCATAAGGTGCTTGACATAGCGGGCTACGGTTTTCACGGAAGGGTACTCATCCCAGCCCCGACCACCTGCGATATCCTCAAACTTTTCATAGAGCATTTCAATCGTCCCGAGGTTCGCGGCAAACCGCTTGTCAAACCAGATGTTCTCAATGACGGCCTTCTGCTCGTCTGTCAGGCTGGGAAAGGTGGCCTTTTCCTTGGGCTTCCGGCAAAGGGACAGGGGGCGGAAATAGTCCCGGCTCTGCCCGTCCTCGCGCTCAAGGCGGAGAGCCCAGGCGTTCGCCTCCATGATGCTGCTGACATAGCGGTAAAGTGTCGGCGAGCTGATTCCCAGCCGCAGCGCGAACCGCTCCGCGTAGCCGGTCCGATCCGGGCCTGGATAATCTATGTAGTCCTGGACGCTGGCGGCGAGATCCACCGCCTCATAAAACGCCTTCTTGTGGCCCTCGATAAAATGGTTCAGATCGACGCTCACATACCAGGGTGCGGCGTCGTGCTCGGTGCGCTGCTCTATGATGACATCCCTCCCGTCTACCTTCTGCGCGGCACGGTGCGCCCGCCCTGCCTCGGGGCTCAGGCCGGGCACCGCGCCCCCCCGTCTC